GGGCTGTTTCATATCCTTTACAGGAAGTATGCAGCACTCTGAAAACTTCATATCTGAATAATACCGTCGCTTTTGCTATAGCTTTTGCCGTATGCGCAAAACCTGAAAGTATAATGATGTATGGTGCTGATTTTGGATATGTGCATTTAAGACAGTTTGCTGAAGAAGGGCGCGCTTGTTGTGAGTATTTATTGTCTAAGGCCGAGGAGCGTGGTATCAATGTTGAGGTTGCAACGACAACTACAATGTTTGATGCAAATAAACCTGCAACAGAAAGATTCTATGGGTACCATAGACTAGAAGATCCGCCTGTTGTAATACGGGGTAAAGATGATCCAATGATCATTTTACCCTTGTCAAAAGCACAGGAACTCCAACAGGAGAATCGCGATGGCGACGTTCATTAGTGGAAGTGATGCAAAGGCGGTATTTATAACAGCAGATACACAAGCCTTGGATGCAGACGGAATTTCAACAGCAGCCTCATTAGGCGCAGCAGGTAATTTAACCCTTGGAGGAGCTTTGACCTCTGGCGGTTCAGCCACGTTTGATTCTGGTAGAATTATTACAATTTTATCTGCGGGTGATGATTCTGGTCGAACATTTACGGTAACCGGAACTGATGTAAATGGCGATGCTCAAACGGAAGAAATTACGGGAGCAAATGCGGGTACTGCTACGGGTAGCAAACACTTCAAAACGGTTACCCAAATCGCTATTGATGCAGCAAGTGCAGGCAATGTTTCTGCCGGTATAAATAATTCTGCGGCAGATGTGGTATTTGCAGGTAGGTCGCGGTTGAAGGGTGTTCGCATAATGAATTCCGCTACTGCTGGCACCTTGGTATTTCCAACTACTTCGCCTACGGGAACAACCACCATGCAACTTTCTACGGTTGCGAGTGCAACCGTATTGGATGATGTAAGTATCCCTGCTGAAGGGGTTTTGTTTACGGCGGGTATTTACATTCAATATACGCAGAGCACGTTTACCACGGCTACTGTATTTCATGCTTAGATAGGAGATCGTTATGAAAGGTGGACCAGGAAAAAATAAATACGGCGATCCCAAGGACGGTGTCCAATATCTTGGGAAAGGCGGCAAGGTTAAGAAACGCAAAGGGTATAATCATGGGGGTTCTGTGCATCATGAAAAAAGTTCCCCTGTAGAGGTGGCTGAAACAACGGCTGCAAGTTTAAGGCGCGCAGGGATATCGTAAATGGCCATATCGGGATCTGCCAATTTTGATCTCAATGTTGCCGAGATCATAGAAGAAGCATTTGAACGTTGCGGTTTAGAATCGCGCACAGGTTATGATGCGGTTACTGCACGTAGATCACTTAATCTTATGCTGGCAGACTGGGCTAACCGGGGCATTAATTTATGGACCGTGAGGCAATTTTCACAGACCTTGGCCCAGCTTTCAAGCACCTCAGCCGTTGACACATATCCCGTTGGGACTATAACCGCAACAGTAGGTGATTCTAGTGGCTTATCTGTTGGTGAAACCATAACGGGTTCCAGCAGCAGTACGACAGCGAAAATTATAACAAAGCCCAGCGGCACCACGCTTACGTTGACTGTACCTAGTGGTGCCTTTACTGCAAGTGAAACAATAACAGGATCTAGTAGTGGTGCGACTACGACAATATCGGCTGATCCGTCTTTGGACGACGTGCAAAATACCATTGATATTTTGGATATGGTTGTTCGTCGTTCTGGTTCTGATATTGCTGTGAATCGGATTAGTCGGAGCGATTATCTTGCGATTCCAGATAAAGATGATCAAGCAAGAGCAACGCAATTTTTTGTGGATCGATTAATCACACCTACTGTAACAATTTGGCCTGTTCCAGAAAATTCAACTGACGCATTGATCTATTACCGTTTGGTTCGTATAGATGATGCGGACGCCTCTGTAGATACCATGGAAGTACCTTTTAGGTTTTTGCCAAGCCTTGTTTCTGGGTTGGCCTTTTCCATAGCCGTGAAACGCGCACCTAAGCGCATGGCTGATTTAAAAACGGCTTATGAAGAAGACTTCTTTAGAGCAGCAACCGAAGATCGTGATAGATCAAGTCTTCAACTTGTGCCTACTGCAAGTTCGATACAGGTTACATAATGGCTAAATTTGCTTCCAATAAATACGCTTATGGAATTTCTGATAGGTCGGGCCAACGATATCGTCTGAAAGATATGAAGCGTGAGTGGAATGGCTTCTTAGTAGGTAAAGATGAATGGGAGGCAAAACAGCCACAATTAACTCCCCCACGAGTACCTGCTGATGCAGAAGCTTTAAAGGACGCTCGTCCTGATCGTACAGAACCAGAAGTAGAAGTATTATTGAACCCAGATTCATTTTTTAGTGGTTCTTCAGGTAGCGCAACTATAACTGTTCGTGAAACAGGCCACGGTAGATCCACAGGCGACACTGTGCGGTTTCGGGATGTAATTGGATTTGATGGTTTTACAGCCGCCGTGTTAACTACGGCTGTAGGATATACAATCACTCGTGTTGATAATGATAATTATACATTTTCAGCATCCAGTGGCACGGCAACGGTAGGTTCGGTTTTTGGGGGCGGTTACCCTACTTCTGCCGGACCAGTAACATTGGAGGCGTGACATGGCATTTACATTCACCACGCTGAAAACAGCAATACAGGACTATACACAGAATACAGAAACAACTTTTACGAATAATTTAACCCGATTTATTTTAAATGCGGAAGAACGGATTTTTAAAGAATGTCAATTAGATAATTTTCGTAAAAATTCTACGGGCACAACTACGGAGGATATAAAGTTTTTAAGTAAGCCGACAGATTTTCTGGCTCCTTTTTCATTAAGCGTGGTTAACTCTTCGGATAATGAGTTTTTGTTGTATAAGCATGTATCTTTTTTACAGGACTTTACCCCCGATCCAACTACTGATGGTATTCCTAAGTATTATGCAAGTTGGGACGATGCGAGTTTTCTTTTAGCGCCCACGCCTAATGCCGCACTTACTATGGAACTTCATTATTTTTCTAGGCCGACGTCTATTTCTGCAACAGCAGATGGAACAAGTTATCTTGGTGATAATGCTGAATTAGCGTTGCTTTATGGTTGTTTAGTAGAAGCTTATACTTTTATGAAAGGTGAATCGGATTTATTACAGCTTTATAATCAAAGATTTGTAGAATCCTTACAATGGTTAAAGAATTTGGGTGAAGGTGAACAGACTCGAGATGAATACAGATATGATCGTGTTCGTAGGGAAGTTCAATGAAAGACCTCGCTCTTAAAGGATCATCTGTTGCTATAGTTGGGCTTGGACACTCGCAGGGTTCATACACGTCTTCTGTTGCCAATGGGGCAGAATATGATGAGGTATGGGCCATAAACTCCATGTTAGCGCCCATCAAGCATGACCGTGTGTTTATGATGGACCCTCCCTCTAGATTTTTTGATACTGAGAATGCTGGTAAACAAACGCCTGCTTTACGCCGCGAATTGCCAAAACACAAAGGCCCCATATATACTTGTGAATTAGATCGCCGTGTTCCTGGGGCTGTTCTTTATCCTTTAGAAGAGGTCGTTAAGGATACGGAATTATGTTACTTCAACAACACTGTTCCTTATACGATTGCCTTCGCTGCGTATCAGGAGGTTGGGAAGTTGTATTTATTTGGCTTAGATTATTCCTACAGGAATGTGAACTTAGCTGAAGCGGGGCGGGCCTGCGTGGAGTTCTGGCTATCTTTTTGTATAAGCAGGGGAATGAAGATCGAAATAGCCCATGGCTCGACCTTGCTGGATACGAATGTCCCCCCGGAGGAGCGGCTGTATGGATACCACCGGCTGGATGACCCCTTGGTCATGAGCACTGATAATGAGCAGCTTTTGGTTACTCGGCAGTCAGAACTCGCCCCACCTGAACCTATGGATGGCCCTATCATATTTGGACGCCATGATAATGTTGTTGGATTGCAGGAGACGGCATGATGTTATCTGTTGATGCGGGCGCTACGGTTGGTGCGGCTGTGGCGAAAACCACGGAAAATGGAGGCTTCACGCCTGAGCAAGTTGCGGAAATGGCCCTGGAAAAGATTATTCATGTATCGGATGGTACGGTCGCTCCCCTGCGCGATCAGGCACATGCCTTCAGGCAGTATATCAGGGACACGCTGCTGTTCTATATGAAGTTTGCGATTGAACAGGATCGTGCTACAGTATGTGCTGATCTTAGAAAAGCAGGTTATGACGAACTAGCCAAACAGTTGAGGAGCATTTGATATGGCTATAACGACGGCAATGTGTACATCCTTCAAGGGCGAACTTCTTGAGGCTGTTCATAATTTTAAACTAAGTGGCGGCGACACCTTCAAGCTGGCTTTGTATGCCATTGGTGCTGGCGGCAAATCAGGCACCACGGCTACTCTTGGTGCGGCGACGACGGCCCTTACGACTACTGGAGAAGTTGCCTCTAGTGGAAGTTACGCTACGGGTGGTGGGTCTCTTACTCGGATCGACCCTACGACCAGTGGTACGACGGGCTTCACGGATTTTGCGGACTTCAGTTTTACAACGGCCACCATCACTGCCAGAGGAGCATTGATCTATAACAGTACAGATTCTGATAAAGCCGTATGTGCCCTGGACTTTGGCGGCAATAAGACCAGTACTGCTGGGACTTTCACAATTCAGTTTCCGGCGGCGGCGGCGAGTACGGCAATTATTAGGATCGCATAGGGGTTGGTGGTTTGGCTGATCTTGCTGGTTTTGGTCGTGAAGAATATGGTTCAGGGCCTTATGGCCAAGCCGCTCCGGTAAGCGTTACAGGCGTTGCAGGAACAGGTGCTATTGGAACTATAGCGATTGTTCCAAGTGTTGAAGTTATACCAACGGGCGTTGCAGGAACAGGTGCTGTTGGAACAGCAACCGTCTCTCCGGGTATTGAAGCTGCAACAACGGGTGTAGCAGGAACAAGTGCTGTTGGAACTGTTATTCCCGTTGGGGGGGCTGGAGTTGCGCCAACGGGTGTAGCAGGAACAGGTGCCGTTGGGGCCATAACGGTTGTTCCAAGTGTTGAAGTTTTACCAACAGGTGTTGCGGGAACAAGTGCTGTTGGAACAGTTACAGCAATAGCAGACGTTGTTGTTTCGCCCACAGGTGTTGCTGGCACTGGTGCCCTTGGGACAGTAACGATAGTACCCAGTATTGAAGTTGACGTAACAGGCGTTGCAGGAACTGGTGCCCTTGGAACAGTAACGCCAACTGGAACCGCAGTTTTTGCAGTTACAGGTGTGGCGGGCACAGGTGGAATAGGAGGTGTCAATGTATGGGGAATTATTGATGCTTCGCAAACG